AAAAGTTTATAGTAGAGATCAAACCTAAAAAACAAACACGCAAACCTAAGGCACCTTTGCGTATGACTCGCACATATAAAAATGCATTGATAACTTATGAAAGAAATAGACGTAAGTGGAGTACGGCGTATGCCTGGTGTCATAAAAGAAACATGAAGTTTCTAATACTCACCGAAGATCACTTGAAAACTTTTTAATTTGCGTATTCGCAATATAGACCTACGTTAGTATCTTGGAATGATCTAAAGTAATCACCAGTAATTTTTAACTTACCAGTATTAACTAGTTTAGCAAACTTCTTATGGTCTGAAGTTATACAGAATACATTACCATTATCTAATACGGTAAAAGCATCCCATAGTTTAGTTTGATCTTTAAATAGATTTACTAACATAATTTTCTGTAATTGTTTTGCACTAAATTTGCCACCCATAAAGCAATCTCTAAAATTAACTTTACTAGTATCAAATACATAGTTCAATAAGTCTTTTAAATATTTGTTTGATTTAACCACACCTAGTCCTTTAAACTGTTTCTGCCAGTGTGCCTCTTTAGTACCTGAAGTACCCCAAGGTTCATATGCGGTTCTGTTTTTTGTAGTTTCGTTTGGTTTAACTTTGTAAATTTTAGATATAGATTTAGCATGTTGTTGAACACCCTTACCTGATACTTTACCCATAATTCTCATTTCACTACCTTTCATCTCAATAGACTTACCATCTACCGTTATGTCGCCAGTGTTTTTCTTTTTAGCAATACCTACTCTAGGAGATAAAAATAAACACATAAATTCACCTTCACCAACCATAGCATTAGGAGTACCTAAACCTACAGGTCTATGTTGAAATAATACATTTGCTAAATTTACGTATTTTGGTGTAACATAATCAAATACGTTGGTGTTTGTTTTGAATAGACAACTAGGGTCAAATATTTTATCGTTCTTATAATCTTTGATGTATGAATCTACCTGTGTGCCAGACTCGTATAACGCTGATACCAATGCCCTACTCATATCTTTTAAGGCCTTATCTGCGTCTTTGTGTGAAATTTGTTTTACAAATGGTAATACTTTGTCTATATCGTTTTTGTACATATTTGATCTCCTCATAATTATAGGTACATTATATCAGAAAAAGTCGCTTTTGTCAAGCGTAAAATCGGTATATTTTTCAACTAGGAAGTGTGGGGTAGCACTAGGCTACCCCATATTGAGAAAGTGAGAGAGATAGATTATGAATCGTCTTCAGCTAATTTACTAAAATACGATAGATCATCTCCATCGTTAGACGATTCAACTTTCTCTACCGAGCTGTTAGAAGACGTTGGTATGTCATTACTGACAGGTGGGAGATCAATATCTTCAACTGACTCGGTACTTCTTTGACCAGTAAGTGTCTTATTAAGTTTCTCTTTGAGTTCTTCATAAGATTTAAAATTACTTGGATCAATGAAGGGCTTTAGAGCATATTGAGATTTCCATATTTTGTCAATCTCATCATCAGTAGGTTTTAATCTACTAACTGGCTCAAATTCTGATTTATCATAATTCCAATAACCATCAACCTTTCTGATTTTTAGTTTAAAGTTTGCACCTTCCCAAAAATCAAACGGATTAACAGCCTTCTCATCTTCAAAAGCAGGATTCATTGCTTCAGTAATCTTATCAAATATCTTTTTACCAAATTTGAATAAGAATACTTTGCCTTCGTTCTCTGGATGTTTAGGATCACTTACTACAAAAATATTAGAATAGTATTGTAACTTTCTTTTTCTTTTTCTAGCAATTTCTTTATCGGCTTCTATGCCTGTATTCCACAACCTTGTGTTTTCTTCACTAACAGGATCCTTTTTGTTTAGTGTAGTTAAAGAGTTCTCAATATACCATTGACCACCTGGTCCTTGAAACGCATGGTGCCAGACTCTTTGCCATGGCATATCTTCACCTTCAATAGCAGGCAAAAATCTGATTACAGCGTAACCATTGCCAGACTTATCTAGTTCAGGTTTCCATAACCTATCGTCTTGGTATTTGTTTTTCTTTTCGGGTTGTTCTATTGTGTTTTCTAACTTCTTTGTTAGAGCGTCAAAATTAGACTTTGACTTTTTTAGGGCTTCTAATGCACTTGACATTGTATTTTCTCCTTGTATATATTTGTGTACGTATTTGTATTAATGTAAGTATTACTATTATTTATACTGGCAACATACTCAACCATTATAATATTCTATCACCATTTACTGATATTGTCAAGCAGCTGTGCTTGAGTAATATATGTTAAATTCTTCTCGTTTCCTAGTAGTTTTTGATTAGTTGTATTGTTATCATCTGCCTTATTTACCTTGTAAAATGACACGTTAGGATTGTCTTTCAATACTCGTAACCACTCTGCTTCCCATATGCCTGTAGGGCTGGGTTCATAGTGTGCTGATGAGTAGTTATGGGTGCCTTTGTAGATGTTATTATATAACTTTGTATCTGATCTTAAATCCATACCTATCATATACACCTCATCTAGTTCACTATATTTACATGCAATATGGCCTGCTGTTGCACCAGCATGATAGCCTGGGTCTTCCCATTCTTGTGTCTTATCGCCGTCTGTTATCCAAGATACATAAATGTGGGTGTTGTCAACATCTTTCTTATACTTCGTGCCGTCTTCTTTTCTTATTGTTGCCTCACCTTTGATTGTATGAGCATTCATAACAAAGTAATCGCCAATAGGCAATGCACTATCGCCATTTGTTATAAACTTATCCTCTTTTTGTTTACCTTGTGTAGATAAAAACCCAGCCTTCATAGTCTGGTACATAAAGTTAGGACATTTAGTCCACTCTCTAAAGTAGCAAGGTATCTTATGAGCAATACCCTTGTGATATATTTCGTGTGTCATTGTGCTGTCAACAGCAATCAATACATCTGGTAAAGGATTATCTCTATAGTAAGCATTACAGGCATATATCTTACCATACTTCTTTAATATTGTCAAGTCAAAGTTCTTACGTGACTCACCATTACCTATAATAAATGCTCTTCTTTTCATAATCTTACCTGCTCTTGGCCATCTTTCATCAGCAGTAGGAAATCTATCTGCTTTGTTTCTTCTGGATTGTTCTAACCCTATTCTCAATATTTCTTCCTCTTTAGGCCATTCTTCATCAAAATATTTAGCCATAATAATAATTCAATATACCCATAGAATATATTGCAAGTGATATAGCATTCAACACGATTAAGGACCTGTCATGCCATAGCATACCTACAATTAACCAACCTATAAAACCTATGTTTGCAATAAACATGTTTAAAGGAAACAATTCTACTGCTGTAAACATCATAGCAATAATAAGTGTAATACTACTTGCCCACTTGATGTACCATGACAAGTCACCTTTAGGTGTAACCTTCTTATAAACTCTGCTTGAGTTTAGTTTGGCGATCTTCTCATCTAGTTTTTCTTTTATAGGTTCTATTGTCATTTCCTTTTCTTTTTAGTTATGTGTTTGTAGTCTAGGTATTGTGAGCACCACTCATAAAAACTATCATTATTAGCAGGCCAACATTCTGCAAATGCTTTGTCTTTACGGTGTTTTCTATATTCATCTCGTACTTCTTGCTCTGTTAATTTACCCTCTTTCATCTAACTCCTTCAAATTATTTTCTTTCCATTCTTTAGTTGTATCAGGATGATCCCATTTGTCTATTTCTTCTTGTGTTCTACTACAACCCATGCAATAACCACTATCTGTATCAATTGTACATATGTTTATGCACGGCGTAGGTACATAGTCATCGCTCATACAAATACCTCTTTCATAATAAACTTACATTTAGTAAGGTTAAACTTGATAAAAGGTGATAATTTCTTTATTTTAAACGATTTTTCAGGCCAGATAATAGTTTCAGCAATGTCTTTATCCCAACGTTTAATAAAACCCAACACTTTGTCAAGTATGATAACACTTTGGATTGAAATTTGTCCTGACAACAATAATCGTAACAACTTCGGATGCTGGCCACTAGAAACATTGAACAAATCATCAAAACGAATCCCATCAGCATTAATCCTATTATTAAGTAATACGCAATCGCTCCTAAAATTGTACGTAAAAGATTGATTATACTTTCGCCATTTATTGTATGTAGTTTCTCCATCTGCTCTAACTAAATTGCCTATCCATGTTTTTGAATTGTGGAAGAAGTTTGATACAAAGTATTCTAACATCTCTTCCCTCGTATATTTAGTTGTAAGTTTATGAAAAAAGAACCTATCATTACGTTTTAAAAATGTGTTAAATGATGAATTAACTTTGGCATTGTGCCTGTAAAAATCATAATTATCGGAAGTGAAGTGTAGTTTAATAGCCAAATATAATGTATATGCTTCATAACTATTCATATAGGTAAAACTGCTGTACTTGATCGTTCAACCAAGTTCAGTTTTTCTGCCTCTTCTTTTATCTTCTCTTTTAGTGACTTGTTTATTAAAGGACCTACAGACGCTGTATCAATATCATTTTCTTCACAATATTTTAATACGGCATCCATGTATGACATCCGTTTTTCTTTTACTATTGCTTCTATTATTTGAGCAAACTTCTTACTATTCATTAACATTAGAATTTTCTTACTATGTGTTTTCTCAATGCTCTTGTTAGTTCTTCAATCTTA